CACGAGGCCAAGAGGCCGTACTGGTAGAGCGCTTCGGCGATAGCGTTAACCGCGTCAATCACCGCAGAAGCGCCCTGCGAAGTTGCGATGCCCTGGGACGAGGAAATCGTGGACCCCAGGATATCAACAGATGTGCCGATATTGGCAACCGCCGAACTGGTCTGCTTCGCAACCGGCGTGGCGCCGTAGAAGCCAACGAGTTCAGTCGAGCTAGTCCCGACGCACACGCCATCGGGACCGTTGTCACCCAGATAGTGGACAGCCATTAATCAGCCCTCCTTAGTTGAAGCCGAGACGAACGGCGAGTTCGGGACGGATAGTCTTGTATCCGTACAGAACGTCAATTCGGCAGGGCAGGTTGTCGTTGTTGATGTCGTAGTCACGAACAATACGCATGGAGATACCGTCCATGACTTCGCGGGCGGCAAAATCGACACCCTTCGGCATAACCAAGTCGGCCGTCGCAAAAGCGAAAGCCTGCTTGTGGAAGGCCATGTCAATCAGGTAATCGGCGGACCCGGCAATGGCCGTCGCGTCGTCCGATTCCTGCTTGTAGACAATGCCGGTGTCCGTGGGGGAAGCCGACACGTTCTGCTTGGCGCCCGAAACAACGATACTCGGGGAAATCGGGATGGACGAATAGGAGGCGTCCACGTCCGAAGTCACAACGAACTGTTTCAGGTTGGCGCGGGTTGCCTTGGATTCCGGGTGAACGTCGTAGCAGCCCGCGAAGGACACGATATCGCCCTTCTTGAAGGTGCCGTCAACGGTGCCGTTGACCGTGACCGAAGCGCCGGTCTGATCCGCACCGTTGACGTTGGCGCCAGTGTCCGCACCCGCTTCCGAGCCCGTGGTGTGGGTCGGCAGCAAGGTGTTCTGGTACACCATGTCAAAGCCAAGGAAGTTATTGCCAATCAGGCCCTTGCGGTACTGCGAGGCAACCTTGGTCTGGTCGTTGAACAGCGTGGATGCAGCCGTCACCAAATCCGCATTGGATTTCGGATTCAGCAGGAGGCAGCGGCCATCCATCGGGGCCAGGGCTTCGGTCAGCTTGCGGTTGGCAAACAGAACACCCGCCAGGGTCATGGTGGCGCCGACATCCGAAACTTCCTGGTAAACGTCCTTATACATCGACAGAGCATCGCTTTCGATGTTGGCCGCCAGCTTGGACATAGCGGGTTCAAGAACACGCTCCGAGAAGTCATCCATGCTCAGGGCCAGTTCCGAGGACGAGAAGTTCACGTCCACGCCCTTCTGGGTCGCAACCTGAAGGGTGACGGACGTTTCCGAGGTGTCCTGGGCCTGGATGGTCTTGCCCGTGCGAACGGTGTATTCGTTGGGCAGGCGGATTTTCAGGGAATCGCCGATCTTCGCGCCGGACTTGGCGAAAGAATCGTCGTATTCCCGCGTGATGTTGCCGACGAAGTTCAGCTTCTGATGCAGGATCATCAGAGCCTTCCGCGTTACGGCGGTAGGGGTGAGAAGTGAGTTAGACATTTCACGTTCCTTCTAGGGACGGGACGCCATCTAGGCGTTCCACGGGGTTTAAGATGCCCGCTTCTTCTCCAACCGTGCCCTTTCCCTGCGGACCCATTCATCGACCGGGATTTTGTCGGCGTCCTTCACCAAATCAAGTTTGGTTCCGGCGCTTCCCTTGGCCTTGGGCTTAACAGTAGGCTGGGCGGGAGTCGTCGCGGCTTTCGGTTTGGCTTTCGCCTGGGCCTGCATCCGGTCGAACATCATTGCCTTCCAAGCAACCTCCGAAAATGCCGGATTGAGGGGCCAATTCTTCATGGCATCCTCTTTATCCAACCCGTAGTTCTGGACCATGTAGTCCACAACCTCGGGCGCCTTCTCGGAAAATCCCTTGATCCGCTTATCCAGAACCTGTGCGCCCTCTGCCCGGCGCCTGGAGATTTCGGCCTCCTGCGCCTTGGTAAGTTCGCCTTCCAGGCCCGATACACGGGCAACGGTGTTCTGGAACTCGTCCTGCTTCCGCGCCAGCATGTCGGATACCTGTCGTGCCCTGTCCGGGTCGGACTGCCACAACTGGCCATCGGACATCGCCGCCGAAAGCTGCGCGATTTCCGCCTTGATCTGCTGGCCCCTTGAAAATTCGGACAGCAAATCGCCGTTCATGGACTGGAGCTTACCGGCAAACTCTTCGCGCTTGCCTAGGGACTGCTCCCGCTCAACAACGGCCTGCGTCCTACGGGTGTAATCACCCTGTAGGGATTTTGCGAAGTTTTGAACCTCCGCAACCGCGTCCGCCGGTAAAGCCCCTTTCGGGACGGCGAAACGGTGTTTGTTGCCGCCAAGGTCGATCTCGAACTCTTCTTGTTCGTCGTCCTGGCCCTCCTCGTCGTCGGAATCTTCTTCCTCTGATTCGGCGGCCTCCTCGGCTTCCGGCTGATCCTCTTCCGTCTCCTCGGTTGCCGTCACCTCTTCGGCGGCGGTTTCCTCAGTGGCTTCCGGGGTTTCGACTACGGCAACGCCGTCTGTCGATTCATCGGCCATATGGCAACTCCTTCTGTGGGTTGGGCGCGTTTCACAACGGGCCTATTCGCACTTACCATGATTAGTTAGCGCAAGATTATTTCGTATTGTCTAAACGGGCTGTTGCTGTGGGGCTTGCGGCGGAACTTGCGGAGATTGTGCAGGCATTCCAGGCGCTCCCGCAGGCA